TAATGGAATAGGTTTAATTGCCTTATATGGTTTTATCTTTATATTATATTTGTTTTCCAAATATTTTAGATGCTCTTTAGTCGCTTGATATTCAAGACCTGTATCAAACCAAACATAATCAACTTTATTGTCTTTATCGCATCGCCATACAATATCAAGCATCACGTCACTATCTGATCCACCTGAAATCGAGCAAACTATCTTTTTATATTTGTGGCTGTTAATTTTTGACCACGCTCTTATTAAATTGTCTCCTATTATTGAGTTTACAGGACAATCCTGTAATAATTCTTCAATTGTATTAGCTTTCTGTGCCAATATGTACTTTCCTCACTGAAATTTATTTCATTTCAATGAGGTAAAGCCATACTTAGTGAGTGTCTTTTTACGTCACTATCACATTACTTTTTCGATTCATATAAACCAATGATCCGTTTTATGAATCATTGTGACAACCTTTGCTAATCAAAGGTATTAAATACATATGGTGAAAAGCTAACCAAGTGGTAGCACAGCCTCGCAGATTCGTTCAATACTGTTGACTTCACATTTTGTCATTTTATGATTTGGATTATCTTTGTTATAATCTCGAATAAACATGCTTGTCCA